ATCAGCTGATTCACAAATTTCGTGGAACCGCATTATCTACGACCACGTCCTAACGAAGCAGGAGGTGTTTCCAAGTTGGCATCAAGATCAAGATCGGCGCCAAGATCATCGCTGCCCATATCAGGAGCTGGAGCGCCAGCTGGAGGTTGTTCACCACCTAAAGCGTTCATGCCAGGAGGAGCAGTAGTAGCCTGTCCAGTTACAACCCCAAGAGCCTGTTCAAGTTGAGTCTTGCTAGCTTGTAAGTTTTGTACAAGTCCGCCTAATGCTGCATTGGCATCAGTGTTGAATTGTGCAGACTGTTCAATGCCAACTTCATTTTTAACTTGATCGACCAATGCAGGTAAATCTTTAAACTGCATACTGGTTACATCTTCTAACATTTTTTGTACGCGGTCAACCATATCTTGGGCAGCTAATACTACCTGTGCTTGTTGGATTTCGCTTTCGCTGAGGCGACGATACAGACGATTATGATTACGACGATTTTCCATAGCGGCAACCATGGTAGGATTATTCATAGCCTGTTGTAAATCTGCAATTTCTTTTTGTTTAATTTTAATCTGATCTTGAATCTGTTTTTTCTTCTGCTGAATTTGTGCAGTTTGTAATGCTGCCTGCTGATTGGGGTTGGCTTGTGCTGTAGCAGTTGGCGCACTACCACTGGTAGGCTGTCCCATGGCCACTGTTGCTCCGCCAGCAATATCTTCGTGCATCTTGGCAGATAGCACTTGCTCAAGCATGACTAATTTTAAATAGGAAGGATTCTTTTCGCTGCTATGAAACTTGGGTGTTGAGCGATGCTCTTTTATCAGTCCGCGGACCCGACTCAGTAGATTGCGAGTTTGTCTACGATTGATATTGTTAAGTTGTACCCGACTGCCAAAATAACTTTCGAATACCTTAGCGGCTTGTTTTGTTGGGCTTGCGGCCAGTTCTTGCAGTTTCATTGTCTAATCCTCGTTGTTGATAATATTTAGCCTGATTGACACATTTGGCCAATTGAAGTTCAAGTTGTTTTTTCAGTATTATCTTGCCTTCCAGTTTGATTTCAATGTCTTCACGGAACTGTGGTCGTGTGCTACGATCGCCTACTGCGGCCCGTACAGCTATGTCATTAGTGATATGTCTTAATTTTTGATCCAGTGTCTGCAGATCACGTGCCAGTGCATAAGATTTGTGTTTGTCGGCTATACACCAACTGAGTGCAGTTCGAGTGCTGGTAAACACTCCAACATCGGTAGCTGAACAAAATACCCTATATCCTGTTGTTTCAGGTTGTATAAGATAACGTCCAAATAACGAGTACTCGCCATTGTCTTTTTGCCAAATCGCTTTACTTATTAAACCAGGAAATTCCTGATAAAATGCACGTTCAAATTCTTTTTCTATATTCATTTAATAACATAATGGGTGACCAAATAAATGACGGATCCTCCCAAAAATCCAATGATGCCCACGCCCCAGGCGATTAATCTATCAGTGTTTTTTTCATTCAATTTGCTCACACTGGATTTAACTTCCTGCACCAGATCACAAAGATGTGCGATATTTGCAGTCACGGTTTCCATCTTGTCCTCTAACGCATTGTATCTTTCGGCACACAGTTCTACGTGTGCTTCTAAACTTTTCTTTTCAATCTCGGTAGTTCCACTCATATTTTTTCCTCGTTCATATATTTACCGTGATAGGATTAAACCAAATGTTTTGTTCTGGGCCAGCAACCACAACAAATGGTGCTAATTCTCTGTGATTATCCAGGTCTACCAGCATGGGCACACCTTCGGCGTCACTGTACAATACAGCCACAGGATCAACTTCAGTTCCGTATACTCCAGGAGTTTCTGTTTCAAATTCAAAATGCCACGTGGATCCTGTGTGCTGTGGTACAGTTGCCAGCACCTGTGTACGCATGCCAATGATTTGATTTACTGTTTCCCAGTTGCGTTGTTGATTCCTGGATCTATTCCAATCTGCAACATCCAGGATGGTATTGCCGGCACGATCTCGAAACGGAACCCGTGATGATTTAAAGTGTCCAGTGACACCAGTGGCAGTGATATCAAACTGGGTGGTGCAGGAAAATCTCATTGGTTAGTGTCGGGCATTGAGTGTGTATTTAATGCCAAAGAAAAACCCCAGGTTTTTAATCTGGGGTTGTTCAACGACGAAAGTCGTACTACATTAGTTATTAATTGTAGTATTGACCTTGAGTGATGAGTGTTGCTTGTGCAAAAACGTTAGCAGTTGGAATACCAATGGTTGCTGTGTTAGCTGTTTGAGCAGCAGCAACAAACACAGAAGTATTAGCAAATGCGCCTACAGGATACACTGCCATAGCGATGTTTGCGTTCTGTGCGCCATTCACTTGATACATAGCCACTGTGGCTGTTTGCTGAATTGCTTGTAACACGTTGGCAACAAAGTTAGAGCCGCTAGCAATACCACCTTGATTTGTCAAAGATGTGTTAGCTACCACTGTGAAAAAGTCTAATTTAGGACCTTGAAAGTTGGTAACTGCAGCATTAGCTGTATTAGATGATTGTGCTGGATTGCCATTGAGTACGTCTGTTGCGAATACCGGTTGTGCACCACCGGAAACTACGGTTATATATGCCATTTTAAATCTCCTTTATATATGGACTCAGAGGTCCTACTATTATTTATGATCTGGAGTAAAAATTGACGGTTTGGTCTATTGATCTGGATTGTTTCTCGCTCGATTGGCGGCTGTAAATCCACCGGCCGTACGGTTTACAGCCTTGCCCATACCGGCTTTGGTGGCCATGACCCAGCCTTCTTGACCTGGATGTTGTAGATCTAGTTGTTGTAGTACATCCATTTTGATATCGTGCAACAAGCTCCAGGCTTCAAAGGCCTTTTCTATTGCAGTCACATTGCTACGCGGACTGGTCAAGTATTCAAAAATGTTGGCATACTTGCTTGGTGTTTGTGTGGCCTGCAACCAGGCTCCAAAGCCCTCGGCCAAATCGTCAAAGTTGCTGCCCACTCTACTGTTGATATAATCAATGCAGAGTACAGGTAAATTGGTAAGTTTTAGGGATCTAAGATCAGCTGGATTGAACAGTTGATCTATTGCGGCACCGTTGGTTGTGTAAATTGTGTCGAGTGCTTTTACTGCCGCAGAGTCGGGTCGCACATTTTTTTTAGCATACACTGGTTCTAACAGTAACAGTCCTTCAACAGGTTTAAATTTAAAATCACCAATGGGTTCTTTTGGTGCACCTGGTTCAGCATATCGGGTATGCATGGCTATGCACACTTGATTGGCACCAATGCGTTTGCCTACATCACTGTCAGCTGGTATTTTGTATTCTATTTCGTTGGGTTGAAACACATAATTGCCAGCTACCAACGGTGGCGTTTGTGTGTATAACAAATCACCTTGGAAAAATCCCCGATAGTCTTTGGGAACTGCGGCATCCAGCAAGGGCCATAGTGTTTGGTATGTGGGATATAATTCTTTTGTTCGTGTGGCTTGTAATCCTTTGGCTCTAGCATCAGCATCTCTAGAGGCCAGTAGATCATAGACCTGTTTGGTACTGGTAAACAGGCCGTTATAACCCTTGGCACCGAAACCTGAAACATCAGTCAAGACAAATGTTCCTGCAGGATCGCGGCCAAATACCAGGGCTGGTTTGCCGTCCCATTTGACTGTGGTAGTAGATTTGGTGTCGGCGGCTGTGTGTCGAACAATGTCCATGGCCCGTTTGATACCAGCACTGCCGTTACGGAACACATAGTCTTCCAGGTGTTCAAGACCCTTGGCACGACCACCTTGTACTTCTGACTCAATCAACTTTTGCATGCCTTGGTTCACAATACGGTCACGGAGTCGTGCTAAAAAGTTTACTTCATTATATTCTATGTAGGGATTGGCGTCGACACTTTCCATAAACGGAATGCCTTCACGCTCCATGTGTTGGCGGAAGTCTGCTAATTTTTGATCACGTTTGGGATCCGTGGCCAAGGCTTGTAGTATAGTTTCTACCGATGCCAGGTCCTGGCGTGTGGCGGTTTTGTTCAAGAGTAATTTAGCAACCCGGTCCGGATCATCAGTGATTAATTTGTTTGTAGCACGATCGGCAATGCCGGCTATCTGATTTAGTTTATAGCCCATGCTTTTGGCAATGCTGTTCATCAGCACATTACGTTCACGGCCTTTGTACTTTGAATCTGCTGGCATTGCACCCAGAACAAACTTTGACCAAGGCACATTATTCATGAGCATAAAATCAGTTTGCACAAACCCCTGGGCAGGATTTCCGTTAATGGGTGTTTTAAAATGCACTGCCGTTCCAGATTTTTTTACCCATTCCTGCGGCTTAAATCCGTGACTGATCGCCCACTGTTCCAGTTGTTGTTGTAGTTGTTCTTTGGTAACTTGGTTGGAATCCACAGCAATGTCTAAATCACCTGACGTGTCCTTGATACCAGTTGAGCCCAAGGTATTGTTTTGTAAATCCAAAGGTACTAGTTGTTCTAACCAGGCCAAGGTAGGTTTGACGTCAGCTTGATTGATACGCTGAGTAACCGCACGACCGTCGGCATCTTTGAATACGTTGCCACCTTCTAGTAGTTTCATGGTATAATCGTTATGCCTAATTTTTGAAACATTCCATCTACAGCTGGATTGCGGGTTGAACGCAATTGACGTACACCTCTCAGCCCTTGCATTAGTTTTAATTCACTGGCAGCATCCAATGGGATTGCAACATCAGCATTGTTAGCAACTGCAGGACCATAACCGGCACCCATACTTGATCCTGATTGTTTTTGTACCACATGATTAGCTGCTACTGCTAAAGAGAAAAAATCATGCACTAATTTTTGCTGTGCAGGAAGGTTATTTTGATTCTTTACAATTTCATCTATGATTTTTTCAAGACGAGGTGCAAGCTCAGTAACTGACTTTTCAATATTGTCCAAGCTGATAGTTTTTAATTCTTGATTGACCCATTGCCGGAATGCGTCAGCGTAGGTCGGGGCACCGGGTGTGACCGGTGCCGTAGTACCTTGTCTTCTTTTTTTAGGTATGCCAGAAACTGATTTTGTAGTAATCGGCGGAGTAAGTCCTTGTTTAGACATCGCAGCCAACACCTCAGCATCTTTGGGGTTGTTAGGATCCAATGGTTTTTTACTTCCAGGAAGATAAACAGGTTCGTCTTCAGTGACCGGCGCCGCTGATTTTGGCATTTTTTGAGCTTGTGCTGGCCATTTGGCCACTATGCTGTTTACCCATTGTTGGGCCGCTGGGTTTTGTTTGAATCGTTCCAGACTTTGATCTAAGGTTGGAGCCTCACCGGTATAGCCCTGTTTGGCTAATTTTGCAGCCGCGCCAGTTGCTTGAGCGTTGATTCGTCCCCGGCGAGACAATAAACTCTTGGGATTTTTTAAAAATGCTCGAGTTGTGTCAAACACTTCGTCCACTTGTGGTTTGCCCGGCTGTGTTAGTTCATGAATTTGCATCTGTTTTCCTTACTGTTCTAGTAAATTTAGCAGGATCTCTTAGCCGGATAGCATTGATTAATTTGCGTTGTAAATTATCAGCTTGATCTGGAGTATAACTTGAATCTATTTGTTCTAGTAGTCGTATGGCACTGGCAATGACATTTGCGGCACGATTTTCGATCACATGACGTTGATCACGCTCGGCGTATAGTGTTTCTAATTCTTCTAAAATGCTACGAGTTTTCTTTTGCATAGGGCCAGGACCTTTTTATTATTTAGCGGGTTTTTGAACTAATTAGTTCTAAGTTAACCAGTTTTAATCTGTCCCAGTAATTGCTTTAATTTGGCACTTTGCACATCTGCGGTAACTTTATCAATTTCGCCAGTGTCTTGATCTACAGTTTCTGTCGCAGTAACACGACTTTGTGCCTTGATACTTTCATAGATGTTGGGTTTTTTAAACCCTACAGCCGATTGCTCATCATCGCCTGGATCAGTAATACGCATGGTTTCGATGTTGTAGTCAAGATCAATCTTCATGCCCACCCCAGTACTTGATCTTGACTTCATACATTGTATTTGATATTTGCCACGCTCTTTCATGGCACGACTTGTAAAAATACCAAACACATTGTCCGCGGTATTGATCTTGCTAATACCACCTGAAATATGGCTATGATCGAACTCAACTTCTTCTACCGCACTACGATTCAACTGACTAGCAGTCACAAACAACACATTGAGTTCTTTGGCCAAGTTACGCAGTTCTTCACTCACATACTTGTCTTTGACAAACAGATCATTTGGACTTACCTTGGCACTTACCGGCATCAACAAGTCCAAGTAATCACACATGACAAAATCTACCCGAATACCTGTTTGTACCTGCACTTCTTTGATGTAACTACGAATGTCGTTAATGTTGCTTTGGGCCGGTATCGCCTTGATTCTATATTGTCCAGCTTTCTTTGAAACTAATTTAACTTTAAGTTCTGTTTGGTCAATGTCCTTACGGATTTCTTTAGTACTCATTCCAGCCAACATAGCGTCAGTCCTTAACGCACACAGTTCTTCACTGAGTTCTAGACTGATATACACACCACTTAGTCCGGCCTGTAACCAACTCAGTGCTATGTTCATCATGACAAGACTCTTACCCGATCCAGATCCACCAGCAAAGATGTTGAGTTCCCCGC